ATCTTGGTAGCAGGCGAGCCCGTGGCCAGCATCACTTGACCGGACGCAGTGTAGGAAGTGCCGGGCACAACCTTGGCTAGGCCCGTGGGCACGTTGACAACCTTGTACCACCAAGACCACCCGGTCGTGTAGGTCTTGGACCTACCGCACCAAAGTGAACTAGCCCAATCCGCCGTGCCGTTGTTGCCCATGTTGGCCCGGATAGCACCCGCACCACTCTTGGCATTCGCCGTCCCCCAAGCGACGGATCCACCAGCCTGCGACACGGTAAACGCGTCTGTCGAGCGGGTCACGTCGCCGCCGGTAGCCGTGTCCTTCGGCAGTAGGTTTGCCGTGCGGACACGCACGCGCCGACGAGGCACGATGTTGGGGAAAAACGGGGATGTGCTCTTGCCGGGGGTGAACCGGCCGTCGTAGTTGTCGAGGGTCAGGGCCAGGGTCCCAGCCTCGATGCGGTTCAACTCGTCATTTCGTCCGCGCCGAACCTTGAGATCTGTGACTCGGTCCGTGATGTCTGTCCACGTGTACGAGGTGGAAAACGGTCCCCCGTCAAAGGCCACCTCGACCGTAGCCGCTGGAATTGCCAACGTAGTACCTCCTGGAACATTAGAGAGGGAGCACCTACCAAATTTGGGAGGTGCTCCCTCTTACTAGAGGCCCGTACGTCCGCCGTTCCGCTTGCCCGTACGGACAATCTCGTCACGGACGGCACCCGCGATTGCCTTGGCTAGGTTCTGCTCCGCAGTGACGTTGCCAGCCACGTGCACGTGCACGATCGGCTGAGACGCTGCACGGCCGCCTGAGACGCTCGCAGCCTCGACGGCACTCCTAGCTAGCCGGTTAGCCGGACGGGTCGCAGCGAGCCGATTGACGGCCGCCTGTACGTCCTCGGCGGTGTCGTCGACGCCGAGCGCAAGACCCCTACCGACCCATACACCCTGAGTGCGGAACACGCGGCTAGGCGAGTGAATACCTAGCTCCTTGCGGAGCGTCTTGACCATCTTCTTGGCTAGGTTCTCAATAGCCTTGGTTAGGGCCGATTCCTTGGACTTGAGCCCGTTGACGAGACCTTGAGCGGCATGGATGCCGGAGTTGTAGTAGTCCCCCGCAACCTTGGCGCCGAGCGCGTCAGACTGCTTACCAATCTGCGCGTATACCGAGTTGATGGCCTTGACGTCCGCGCCGCTGGAGTTCAACAGTGCAGCAGCCATCGGCCCACCCTGCTCGGGACCGGCCTGCGCAATCTCGTTGATGATGCCGTTACCGAAACCGCGCTTGTGCAGCGTGGCAAGGTTCTGACGGAACTTGACGATTGCGTTGAGCCTGCCGCGCAACCGGGACAGAATCGCGCTAGGCGAGTTGTCCGCGCCGTCATCGGTAGAGAATGCGTTGGTGAACGCGCCGAACTCACGGGCCTTGCTCGACACGGACGAGGCCATATCGGATTTAGCCTTTTGGAGGTCAGCTAGCTTGGTCTGTGCGCTCTTGAGCTTGGCCGCCACCTTCTCCCGGTCCTTCGCGAGCGTCATCAGCTTGCGGTTTTCCTTGCTGATGTACTTTTGCAGCGACGAGGCGCGAGCCTTGGAAATACCGCCCGCCCGGAACGCCTTAGTGACCAGGTCGTGCAGCTTGTTACTCGTCTTCTCGACGCTCTTGGAACCGCCGAGCATACCGACGACGAGGCCTCGAACAATCCACTTACCGATGTCCGCCATGACGCGCGACGGCGACTTAATGCCCATCGCATGCCGGATCGGCCCCGGGATGTGGTCAACGATTGACTTTGCGGCACCGAGCACAGTTCCGAGACTGTTCTTGATGCCTCGCACTAGACCGGCAATGATGTCCTTACCGATCTGCACAAGCTTGCCGGGCAGCGAGCGGAAAGCCGTCGTGATCTTCCCGGGAATGCTTCGCGCGACCGTAGCGATACGAGAGGTCATAGAGGAAACGGTCGTCCGCAGCCCGGACCACCCTCGTGACCAGAGTCCGCGAATGAGCGACATGCCACGGCCGATGATCCCGGAGATTGCGCTAGACCATGTCGACACACCACCTCGGATGAACGAGATAATGCCGGTGAACACAGACCGGATACCGGACCAGCCCGCACGCCAAAACGTCGCGATTCGCAGCACGCCACCACGAACGGCACTTAGGAGACTGCCGTAAATCCACACCTTGATAGCGCCGACAATGAAATTCCAGACACCAACGAGTATCTGCTTCACGCCGAGCCAGGCTTTGGACCAATTGCCGGTGAAGATGCCGATAAACACGTTCGCGATACCCTGGATAATGGTCAGCGTGCCGCTGATCACACCAATGATGCCGGACCAGAGACCCTTAAGGGTGTCGATGACGATTGGGCCGAGGAACTTCCAGAGGATCGCGAGGATCGGCCCAAGGAAGTTGATCGCAGCGCCGATAGCCTGAGCGACCGTCGCAAAGACTTGCCCGAACTGCGTAATGACCGGCTGCGCCTGCTTGAATGCCCAGACAAGCAGCGGCGCGACGGTCCCCTTAATGAATCCGGCGAACCGCGATATCTGAGGCATGATCGTGGATATGAGGCTGATGACAGCCGGGATGATCACACCCTGAATGACCGCAACGATCTGCTTGAACACCGGAATGACGGCCCGACCCACCATCATGAGCGCCGGTAGGACGTCCGCACGGAAGATGCCGACCAGTCGCATGATGACAGGCATCAACTGCGCGATGTTTTCCCGCATTTTCGGCATGAGGGTGCCGCTGACATAGTCAGAGACGCGCCGCATCACTGGCATAACCGTGCCGCCGAATACGCCCCGGATCTTATCCGCTAGCGGACCGATCACCGACCCAGCGTGCTGGAATGCCGGAACCATGACGCTCGCGAGCCCTTGCACACCGGTTGTGATCTTCGGCAACACCTGCTTAATCAGCGGGAAGAACGCAGTCATCATCTTGCCTAGGGCAATCTGCGCCGTGTCCTTGAGCGTCGACCACATGCCGGAAACGCTGTTGGCCTGCTCTTTCATCATGCCGCCGAAATCCTTATGCATGCCCTTGCGTAGGGCCTTCATAGCGGTATCGGCGCTGATGAGTCCCTTCTCGCCGAGCTTCATGGTCTCGGGCACGGACTTGTGCAGGTAGTCAGCGAGGTACTGCCAGCCACGCACACCGTTCTCGGTGAGCTGGAGCATTTCCTGTCCCATGACTCGACCCTTGGCTTTGATCTGGCCGAGGGCGAGTAGGACGCGCTGAAGCCTTTCAGGCTCGCCACCAAGAGCGGCGACAGCATCGCCTGCATCCTGCAATGTTGGGATGACTTCCTTGGCCTTGAATCCCATTGCCATCATGCTTTGCGAGTACTTAATGACGTCCTGCGACGAGAACGGGGTGACAATGGCGAATTGCTGGAGCTTTTGCAGAAAGTCGGTTGCTTTCTTGGCCGAGCCAAGCATGGTGGTGAAACCGACCTGAGCATTTTCCATCTGAACGGCCGTCTTGGTACCCCAAATGACAGCCGCACCGGCGGCGACACCGAACCCTAGGGCAGCAGTCTTGCCAAACTGCATGAGGCGCCCACCGAGCGCACCCATCCCCCCACCTAGACGACTGGACCGGCGCTCTAGGTTCTCGGCATCCCCGGCAACAGCCCTCAGCGCCCGTTGGGCACTAGCGGCGTTACCGACAATGACGACCCGCAGCGTCCGGGATCCACCCTCAGCCATACTGTGACTCCCTAGCCGATAGTTCCTCGCTCATGTACGAGGCGAATGCGCGATACTCAGCGGCCGTGAGTCGCCGCACCTCGTCGGGAGTCATGCGGTAGAAACGGCAGAATGCGGCTCGCTCCCTTAGCCGTTCTGCCCGTCGTCGTTTCCCGACTCATCATCGACCCCAACTAGCTCAAGCTCGGACACTCGAACGCGCCGAGCGTCATCGAGGGTGAACTCAGGCTTTTCGATGCGCTGCGTGATCCAGATAAGCGCCTTAAGCGCCTTAGTGGTGATCTGCGTCTGCATCTCCGGACGGCCCTTTTCGTCAAGGACCTTCTTGCCGTCGGGGCCGATAACAGGCTTGGGCTGTAGCGCGTCATACAGCGCCACGCCGACAGTGTCCTCAAAGTCCTCAAGGTCGCCGATAGTCAGAACATCGGGGTCAATGCGAAGTGCAACGGTCTCAGCCATTTGGAAATGCCTCTCCTGCGATGCGGTCAATAGCCCGCATGTATTCGTTGATTAGCTCCGGCCCCTTCTCACGAATGGAAGGGTGGAGGAAATAGCCGGGTCCGCCGTCCCAGCTCATGAACTGATTGCCGCGCCATGCGCGGAAGCCTCGCGCGATCTTCCCCGTGTGGGTGCGCTTGCGTGCGCCGAACTCAGCGCCGAGCGCATAAGGGGCTCGCGCGGATCCGAGACGGACAGCGGCGTAATTCGCTGTCTTTGTAGCTCTCAGGCTTCGCGCTGCCGCAGCTTGCTGCCGAGACATGCCCATAGCCTTGGACTTGGCAGCATCGGTGAGCTTGTCGGCAACGTCGTAGTTGGCCTGCTTGACCTCGTCGCGTAGACGTCCATCACCTATCGCGGCGAGTGTGCGGGAGAACTGCGCCAGACCCTCAATGTTGGCTCCATAGCCCTGCACAGGCATGACGCAGTCCTCCCCCTAAGCACCTCCCAAATTTGGGAGGTGCTCATTACGTAAGCGACTTGTACGTGATGGTGACCGGCGACGCAGTGCCGTCAGTCATGCAAACTCCGCCAAGCTCAAGGTCGTTGACCTCTCGCCCACCGCTCGAAACCGGACCGGTGTCGAAACGGCCGAACGGGATGTCAATCTTGAGCTGCGAGCCGTCCGGCCCGTCCCAAGTGACGGAGATAACGGCCGTAGCACCCGCCGCAGTAGCCGCAGCAACGCGGTTAATCTGCACGAGGTCGACGAACTCACCCTTGAGGGTGAACTCAAACTTCCGGAGCGCTTCCTCAAGCGGCTCGGACTTGACGCCACCAGTCTTTAGGAAGTACCGGTCAGTCTTGAGGCCGTTGTCGCACTTGAGGCTAAAGTCGGAGATGTTGAACTGCGACCCACCAACGGTGACCGTGCCACCGTTGAACGCCATAACCTTGGTACCTACCGGGTAGGTCGGGGTCGACAGCGCGAGAGGACCCGCACCCGCACCGATCGACTCGGTCGCAAAGTCAAACGTCATGCCGAGCTGTAGTAGCTCGTCAACGGCGTTGGATATCTCCCAATCCTTGACCTTGCCACCCGCATAGGTGAACGGGTGAATGGTGCCGCTGGAAGCAACTCGACCAACCTGCATGGTAAAGCTCTTGCCGTTGAGGTCGCCAACGGTCGCCGTGTGAACGGTGAAACCGCCTCCGGGGGTGCCGTCGGCAACTAGGCCGAGCATGTGCTTTAGCCAGAAGTTGTAACCGTCGGACAGCCACTCAAGCTTGACGTCACCCTCGGCGCCCTTAGCGTTGACGGCGAACCTGTCGGATCGCAGCGCTCGACCACCGCCCGCGCGGATAGCCTCGCTATCGATGCGCTCGTACTTGCCTTCAATACCCTCGGACCGGTACTCGTAGAACTTGGTCACTGCTACGGCCGTACCGTAGGTCACCTCGTCGACCGCACCAACGTACTGATCGTGAACTGTCGCCACTACTTGGCCTCACCCTTCTTTAGCGTGACCTCACGCCATCCCTGACGAATCAGGTTCTCGGCCGTGACGTCGTCCATTTCGATCGGCTCACCCTTGGTGGCCGTGAGACCGACCGAGGGAACGTCGACCGCCCCAAACGGCCCGTCATAAATCAGCGTCTTCACTAAAGCCTCGCTTTCACCCGTAGGACGCACTCAAGCTGTCCCTCGTACGCGCCGTCCGTGGGGAAGCTCGCTAGCTTCTTCGGCACAAAGTCACTCGTCACGACCGACGAGACCCCTAGGGACGGATTGGCCTTGAGGCCGTTCTCGATGCCAGCGGCCATGCGCTGAACTTCCCTCTCAACTTCCTCGGAAGTCCCGGCGGAAAGCTGACAGTTGATGACGACAGAAACGTTGAACGTCTCCTCACGACTCCGCAGCGTCGCCCACTGCGAGTCGTCCCACAGAACCTCGCCGACGAACACCCAACGGCGCTCAGGGCCCCTCGTCGGGTATCCCCACGTGATCTGATAGCCGCTGAGTTCCGGCTGAGTCTTGACGAGGTCGCGTAGCGCTGCCTTGACGTCAAGTGCGTTCGTTGCCACTACGCCACCCCGAACACGTCGTTGAGGATCCGGTACTTGTAGCGATTCAGGATCGCGTCAACGTCCGGGATTCCTGTCTCGTACCCGTTGCGTCCAGCCACGGCGAGAGTGAAGTTCCCACCCTCAGCGGCGACGAACGCCGTAGCGCGATCCGGGATCCCCGAGCGCTCAGCAGTCAGGAGCGAGCGCAAGCGGAGCAATCCGGCGCGTTTGATGTCATCGGGCGGGTACGGGACGCCGTACTCAAGCGTGAGGGTGTACGTAACGCCCTCAGTGAACGCGTAGGGCGCCTGTAGCACCCCGGACGGACTCAGTACCCATCCGGCGGTTGTCAGGGCCCCTGAGGGGTCGCTCACGGCTTGCACGGCCGTCACATCGAACAGCGGGACGATCACGGTTTGCGTGCCGTCGCCGTTGAACTGGATTTGCCGCACGCGCTTGGTAAAGCTGCGCCCGGTAATCGTCAGGAACTCATCCTCGACCACCTCGCGGTAGTGGCGGATGTCTGCGGCGGGAAACCGCACAGCGTCGGCAAGGTCCATGTCGGACGCGCGAGCCTCAGGGATGGCAAACAGGAAGTTGCCGACCACCTCAAACGCCGCAGTGTCGACGGCCGTTGCGCCACCATCCCAAGTCACCGTGTACGCGCCGACGGGCTTAGCGGGAATGGTCACGCCCCATGTGCCGCTCACGTTGGTTGCCGCGCCGCTGTAGATGCTCGCGCCGGACGCGTCCAGTACGGTCACCGTCACGGACGAGGGGACCAACACCGTTTCATCATCGAGGAACTGGTGTGTGAGGCCGATAGCTCGACCGCTCAGAAACCGCACTGTGCCCCCTTAGGCAGTCTTGCGAGCCCGGGTGGTCTTACGGGTCTCAGTGGTCGCTACAGCGGCCGTCTCGCGCTTCTCAGCGGTCGCCACGGGCTCCGCGCGGTTGTCTCTCACGAGCGACACGGCGAGACCGGCGGGTAGCTCGACGATCGCGCCCTTAGCGGGGAACGGATCGCCGTCCAGTAGCCCCGGTACATGCTCAAGAATCTTGACTCTCATATGCCCTCCCCTACGGGGGAGCACCTCCCAAATTTGGTAGGTGCTCCCCCATGAATCCGCGACTACGCGGTGACGGTCAGCGCCTTGACACTCGCGGTGTCGAATAGGTCGCCGGAACCGCGCCACGTGACCTTGAACGCCACGACGTCACGGTCAAAGCCGTACTCATCCGAGCGCACAACTCGCAGACCCTTGACCTGACGAATCAGGTACTTGGACGGGTCGCCGTACGCCATGATCTTCGCGCCCGCACCCGTGGTGCCAAAGTTCGGGTCCGTGATGAGCGGCGCACCGAGGAGGGTGTCGGGCCTACCCGCAACTAGCGACGGCTGCCACAGGTAGCGGCCGGTCGAGTCCTTGAGCTTGCGCAGTGCGGCAACCGCACCATCGGAAGTCATGAACACAGCGTTCTTGCGGTACGGCAGCAGTAGCGCGTGCTGGAGGTCGACGAGGTTGTCAGCGGTCACACCGGCAAGGTTTGCGGCGTTAACAGCGCCGGTCGACCGGGTGACCCAGCCCCACGGCTTAGACGTGCCGTTACCGATCATCAGGTCAGTCATGACGGCATCCGCCACGGCCTCACCAGCGTCCTGAGCGAGGATGCCGAGGATGTCTAGGGCAGAGTCCGAGACAATTTCCTGAGTGGCCTCAACAATGACGCCGTACTTGTACGCGCCGATGTTGGTCTTGGTCCACGCCTCGTCAGACTTGCCGATCGCGACGTTTTCCGTCAGAAGCGCGGCCGTCGGGCGACCGGTCTTGACCGGGTACTCAAGCGTCTCACCGCCGGTCGTGGTCAGCGTGCGCGCGTAAGAGAAAAAGTCCGAGCGCACGCGCATGGCCTCGATGACCTGCGCCGCAAACGAGGTGGGCTTCGTGTTACCGGCGTTGCCCGCAGTGCCCGAGGTGGCGGTACGGATGTCAAAGTCAAGACCCTTGACCTCACCCCGACCGAGCGACCGCAGTTCCTCTGCCTCGTCGCGCTCACCGCTGCGAATCTCCGAGTCACCCCGACCGGTCAGAGCAGCACCGGCACGCGTGGCCAGCGAACGGGCCTCAGTCTCGCGCTCAGCACGCTCGACGTAGTCCCGAGCCTCCGCTTCCTTGACCTGCGCGGCCTTATCGGCTCGCTCAACGCGCTCACGCTTCTCAGCGTCGGACAGCGTCGCGTCGTCGTTGATGGAACGCAGCTCAGAAACAATCTGCGCCCGCTCCTCTAGCGCAGCCTGCGCCATCTTCGCGTAATCCATTTAAGGACCCCTAACTAGGAATTGAGCGGCGACGTAAGGGCCGCGAATGCCGCTACCGGATCGGTAGGCAGCGTGAATACGGGGACGTACAGGCGCGATTCCGTCGCCTCGTCCTCACCGCGAATGACGGCCCGGATCGCTTCTGGCGAATCCAGCCGGGTAACTGAAATACCGCGCTGCTCGGCGAGTAGCTCAAGCGCGCGAGACCCGACACCAGAGGTCGAGTCGACGTAAGCGGGATAGGTAACCGGGCTCACGTCAAAGAGGGAGATCTTGTTCAAGGTGCGGAGCGGAAAGCCGTCATCATCCTCGGCAAAGTCCTGCCCATCGGGGCCGGACACCTTGAAGCCAAACGAGGACTGCGAGACGTCGCCACGTTCCATGGACGTAGCCAGATCACGCGCATACGTCGTGTCCGGCATGTCAACCTCGTAATGCAGCCCCTCGGTATCCTCGGACAGCCGCAGCGTCCCGGACCGATTCCGGCCAAGCACAAGGTTCGGATCGTGGTTGTACAGCGCGCGTACGTCGTCCCGCTGAATGCTGTCTGCGGTCGCACCCATGGCGACTCGCTCGCGGAAACCACCCAGGTTCTGTGACCGGGCATCCCACTTGAGCGCGTAGCCGTAAAACTGGAAGGTGTTCCCCTCGGAGCGCACCTCAAATTCCGTCGGCACGGACCGACGTTCCATCGACACTAGGCCTAACCCCCTTGCTTTGGATCGGGGGCATTCGGTTCCGGCGGAGGTGCGAGAGCAGCCGGAACGGGTGCAGGCGCAACCGCCGGTTTCTTCTCAGCGCCGACCTCAAGGAGGTTTGCCGGGACGTAGAACTTTTGGCCCCACTTTTTGGGAAGCGGTTCCATGTCCTCAAGGGCGCGCACCTCGTCGGCGCTCAGGAAACCGTTAGATATCGCCTGTGCATAGGCGTGATAGCGGTCCAGCGTCTTAGCGCGTAGTCGCGCGTCCACGTTGAAGCGGATGTACTGCTGACCAGCGAGGAGGAATGTCGAAACGCTCTGCTCGATGCGCGTAAGCCACGGCATGAGGGTCTGATCAACGAAGAACTTGTTCTGCTCCTCGATGCCGCTCCCCCACGTGCTCGTGACCTGCGAGTCGACGAGGTAAGCGGGAATGCGGTACAGGAGCGCAATCTCTGTCTTCTGGAAGCGGCGCGTTTCGAGGAACTGCGCTTGCTCCGGAGTCAGCGTGATGGGCCGGAACTGAGCACCGCCGGTAAGCACACCGATCGAGTGAGAGTTCTTCACACCCGCGTGCGTCTTGCGGAACATCTCCCGCAGTAGCTTCGCCTCGTCGGGACGAGGTGATCCGGGGTGCTCGATGACACCCGCCATGGTCGTGCCCTGCTCAAAGAACCGCGCGCCATATTCCTCGGCCGTCAGACCTAGGCCGATTGCCTCGCGGGCAACATCGATCGGCGATACGCCACGACTACACCCCGGAACAGTGAATGCGGGAATGTGCAGGATCGTCGACCGGTCCTGTAGCTTTTCCATCCCGCTCACGCCATAGAGGTTGTCCCCTAGGGGGCCCTCAACGATGTGTACGTCCTCAGGGTGGATGCAGTACAGCGCCGCTACCTCGCCCCGGTCATTCCGGTCGGTATAGATGAACGCGTTGCCGTCCGTCAGGAGCGAGACGACGACTCGATGCCAGAACTCAAACGAGGTTTGATAGAGGTTCGGCTGTCGAATCCAGCGCGGCGAGCGAGTCGAATCGAAATTCTGCCGCCGCCCATTGATCTTCGTGTAGTGGTCGACCGGCAGGGAGGCGATAGCGTCGGAGATCAGGGAGACACACGAGTAGACCGCGATCATCTGAAGCGCCGACTTACGGCTTACCCGACGGCCGGAATTTGTGCGCGTACTGAGGCTAGTGAACTCAGTTTCCCAAGCCTTAGCGGGCGAGCTAGCCAGCACGCTACGCACCTCGTCGCCAATTCGCGAGAAAATGCTCACCGCTTACCCCCGTCCAGAACCCTGCCGATCAGGCCAAGCGAGATACCGGCGACGACATGCCCGAGAGGGCGCGAAACGTCGTACGCGGCAGTCACGCCAAACCCGAACGCTGAGAGCTGCAAAGCGTTGGGTGCCAAAGCGGAAACGGTGCTGACGAGGGAGCGGCTGAACTTAGTCAGCCGTTCCAATGTGACTCCTTAGTCGTCGTCCGGGAAGTAACGCGCTTCCCTATCGCGCTGAGATGCTGGAGTGAGGAGCGCCTCAAGGTCGGCGTCGGAGTGTTCGTCGTTGAAATTGACGAACGTCACGAAAGCCTGTTCCTCGTCCGGCAACGCCGTCAGGAAAAACGCGTTAGCCAGCGCGGCGATACCGTCGATCTTTTCGCCGGAGCGCGCCTTGCTGGGCCGGATCAAACCGTCACCCGTGATGTCTAGCTCGACGTTGTCCGCCATCCAGCGGAGTACCGGGTGTCCCCCGTGCTTGAGGTCGACAGCCGCTAGGGCCGATTCGATTTTCTTGCACGGATCGTTGAGCCGGGCGGCAGACTGCGGAACCTTGACGGCCGTAAGGCCTTGTCCCTCAAGCTCGTTGACAAGCTGCGTGGCGTTCCACGGGTCGTAGCCGAAAAACTTGATTTGGAAGTCCTCAGCGTCCCGGGCGATGTGCCGGAAGATGGCGTTAAAGTCCGTGGTCGGGCCCTCGGTCACCTTGAGGTGCCCGTCTCGCTCCCACACCTCGAACGAGCTACGCATGTTGCTGCGTCGCTCAACAGCGGGACGAGGTACCCAAAACTGCGGTAGCACCGTCCACCCGTCCGCCTCAGGGTCCGTCGGCGAGCCCGGAAACAGCAGCACCCACGCGTTAAAGTCGCCGGTTGCCGCAAGGTCGATCCCGCCGTAACACGCCCGTCCGCGCAGCGCCTCGCGCGTCACCTTGACCGTGCCGTTCTCATCCCACAGATGCATGTCCAACCAACGGTTGGCCTGCGACACCCACTGATTGAGACGGAACACTCGGAACGAGTTTTGCGCCGTCGGTTTCTGCTTCGCCTCTTGCGCCTCAGCGCGGAGGTTATTGACATTCAGGAACGAGCCGAGCGCCGGATTAGCGAGATACCATCCGGTCCCCTTTGGATGCTCCGCAGATGGCGGCTGACCCTCGTCCGTCCAATCCCAGTCGTCGGGGACGTTGCGGGCAAAGACGAAACGGGCGGCATCCATGTTCTGGTCATCGCGCACCCGTAGCCCGTGCTCGTGCTCCTCAAGGGCAAACGCAGCGGTGCGGTAAGCGGCCGTAGTCGCCGCAATCATGATGGGCTGTTTACGGGTACCGAAACCCTGACGCATGGCATCCCACAGATGCCGGTCTTTCTGCGTTAGCACCTCGTCGAACAGCACCATGGACGGGTTCGTACCGAGTGCGCCCGCCGCATCCCCAGGGAGGACCTGATAAAAGCTGTTCGTCTTGCGATCAATGATTCGCTTGCGCGAGTCGATGATCTCTAGTCGCTTGCTGAGGATCGGCGATAGTTCAACCATCCGCTTAGCGGTGCTGTAAACCAATCCAGCCTGATCACGGTCAGCAGCGACCGAGTAAACCTCAGCCGACTCCTCAAAGTCGCCGACGAGGCCGAGTAGCGCGAACGCTGAAAGTAGTTCACTCTTGCCGTTCTTACGGGCCATCTCCAGCCAAGCAATGCGGTATTGCCGCACGTGCTCGTGGTACTGGTCATCCCACATCATCGTGCCGAACAGTGGCTTTACGATCTCTTCTTTTTGCCACTCGTCGAGCAAGAACGGCGTACCGGCGTACCGGCCCTTAGTGTGGACGATCAGCCGCTCGATGAACGCAACGGCGTGATCGGCCCTTGCCTCGTCGTACCGGAAGAACCCCTCTAGCGGTTCTTCCGGCCCGTATGACGACACCGGTAGCAAGTGAGCACCTCCCAAATTTGGGAGGTCACTCCCTACAGTCGCGGAACATCCTCGGCGGTTACGACATCGGTGATGTACTGCACAGAGCGTGTCGGCGTGAACGTCGAGTAGTCGGGGATGTCGACGAGGTCGGCCTCAAAGGCATCGGCGAGTGCATGCACCGCCGCATCCGTCCGACCACTACGGTAGGAATTGCTGTCGAGCGTTATAACAGCGCTCCGGTTTAGCTCGGCCTTGTTCACATAGACCTGATAGACGTTGCTCAAATGTCCCCCTAGCTAAGTAGCCTGATCACGTCAGCATCCGCGCCGTCCTCGTCGGTCGGGCTGATAGCCAATCGCGTGCGGTCGCTCGGCGAGAGGCCGAAACGAGCGCCAAACTTGATCATCAAATCCGCAGCGTCACGCATGATCTGCGCGGCGGGATTCTTGACGAGGTTGCCGTCACGTCCGTTGACGAGTGGCCCATGTTCAGCCATGGCAACGCGTGCGGCCTCAAAGATCCCCCACGCCGAGCAGTAGGCGACGAGGTAAGCGCGGTCAACCTTGGTCACAAGTCCTAGTCGGGCTAGCTCGGGGACGATCCTGCGCCACTCAGCGCGACCCTCACCCTTGAGAGTGACCGGGGGTTCCGGGATATCAGCCGAAGGTCGAGGCTCAGCGCCGTTGAGGGCTCGCTTACCAGGGTTACCGGCAAGCGCCTTGAGC